CCTTCTACCGATGAAACAGTGCTGCTCAAGGCGCTGATCCAACTTGGAAACTCCAAATGAACAAACACCTTCTTGTCTCTGAATTTCTGACCACGCCCTGGGCACTCATGCCCGAGCGTCTGCAGGCCATTACTGCCGTGCTCACTCGCTGGTCCTCGGATGAGCCGCCAAGCGACGAAACCTTGTTTCAGGTGAATGCGGACCGGGTTCTGCGCGACACGCGCAAACAGTTCGCTGCAGCCAATGCCGGAGCTGGCATCGCGGTCCTGCCCCTGTATGGGGTGGTCACGCAGCGCGGCAACATGGTCGATGACATCTCGGGGCCGGGTAGTACCAGCACCCAGAAATTCACAAGCGCATTGCGCCAGGTCCTGGCGGACGACACTGTAGGCCAGATCCTGATTGACATCGACAGCCCTGGCGGCAGCGTCTACGGCGTGGCCGAGCTGGCCACCGAGATTGTCAAAGCCCGGGCGCAAAAGCCCGTGGTGGCCGTGGCCAACAGCCTGGCCGCTTCGGCCGCCTATTGGATCGGTTGCTCGGCCGGTGAGTTCTATGTCACCCCGGGTGGCGAGGTGGGCTCAATCGGTGTCTGGCAGGCCCACTTTGATTACTCGAAGGCGCTGGAAGAGGAGGGGGTTAAACCCACCCTGATTTCGGCAGGCAAGTTCAAGGTCGAGGGCAACCCTTATGTGCCGCTGGATCCTGAGGCACAGGCCTTTATGCAGTCCCGCGTGGACGATTACTACAACGCCTTCATCAAAGCCGTGGCCAAGGGCCGAGGCGTCTCGGTTGCCGATGTGCGTGACGGCATGGGCGAGGGTCGGGTGCTGGGTGCCGATGCGGCGCTTGCAGCCAAGATGGTGGATGGCATTGCCACCTTCGACGATGTGCTGGCCAAGATGCAAAAGACCGCCGTCTCTCAAAAGCCTCCGGGTGCATCCCGGCTTGGTCAGGCCCGAGCAGCCCTCGCGCTGATCTGAATCTTTTTCCCAAATTCAGCAGTCCTCCGTTGAGGGCTGCCGACCACCTGCGACCCGTTGGTCGCGCCTCAAACCGCCGCCCTGTGCTTGCTGCCTGGGCGGTTTTTTCATTTCTGGAGCAACACCAATGAGTAAGCAATTGCGCGAGCTTCAAGCTCGCAAAGCCACCCTGGTCAAGGACGCTCGTGCCCTGACTGATATCGCCGCCGCTGAGGAGCGCGACATGACCGATGAAGAGCTGGCCGCCTTCAACGCGCTCAAGGCCAAGATCGAGGCGGCATCGGCTGCCATTGACCGCGAGGCTGCCCTGATCGCTGAAGAAGCGCACATGGTCAATGTGGCCAACGTAGCCCACTCGGCGCATTCGACCATTTCCCATGGCCAAAAGGCCACGGTGATTTCCGTTACCGACAACCTCGAAGCCGACCCCAAGCACGGCTTCAAAAGTGTGGGTGACTTCCTCAAGACCGTGCGTCAGGCGCAAAACCCCGGTGCCGCGATCGATGATCGTTTGCTGATTGGATCCGGCCGAAGTGCTGTGGCTCCTGCCTCGTTTGGCAGTGAAGGCTCGGCGCAGGATGGCGGCTTTCTTGTGCCCCCGCAGTTCGCGCAGGAGATCTTCCAGCTCTCGCTGGGCGAGGACTCCCTGCTGCCCATGACCGACAACGTCGAGATCACGGGCAACACCATGGCCTTCCCCAAGGACGAGACCACGCCCTGGGGCACCAACGGCATCCGAGCCTACTGGCAAGGTGAAGCCGCATCGGCCGTGGGTACCAAGCCTGTCCTGGGTCTGTCGACACTGCGCCTCAAAAAGCTCATGGCCCTGGTGCCGGTGACGGACGAGCTGCTGGATGACACCAATGCGCTGTCCACCTACCTGCCCGACAAGATCGCCACATCCATTCGCTGGAAGACCAACGAGTCGATTCTGTTCGGCTCGGGCACGGGCCTGCCTGTGGGCTGCATGACCAACGCCACCACGGTGACGGTGGCCAAGGAATCGGGCCAGACCACCCAGACCCTGCTGGCGCAGAACTTGGCCAAGATGATCTCGCGCCTGCCGCCGGGCTCGTTTGGCAAGGCCGTGTGGATCGTCAACAACGACGTGCTGCCCGCGCTCTTCACGCTGACCCTAGGCAACTACCCGATCTACCTGCCCACGGGCATGAACCCGGGTGGCATCCAGGTCTCGCCCTACGGCATGCTGCTTGGCCGCCCAGTCTTCGTCTCGCAACACGCCAACACCTTCTCTTCTGCGGGTGACGTGCTGCTGGCCGATCTGTCGTACTACCAGACCATCACCAAGGCCGGTGGCATGCAAACGGCCACCTCCATGCACCTGTACTTCGATGCGGACCTAACGGCTTTCCGCACCACGTTCCGTATGGACGGCCAATCCAAGATCGCCGCGCCGATCTCCCCCGCCAAGGGCAGCACGACCATGTCGCCCTTTGTCCAACTGGGCGCACGTTGATCGTCCCCGCACTCTGAAGGAGAACTCTGATGTTTCCCAACGCAAAAGGCAGCGAACTGTTCTCGGTTCTGGCCACCATCGATCCCGCAAGCCAGGCCGTGGGCACTGTCACCACCGGCTGGATCTCGGCGGGCAACCACCACACCTTGCTGGCGCTCGTGCAAAGCGGCGTCTTGGGCACGGGTGCCACGCTGGATGCGAAGCTGCAGCAGGCAACCGACGCTTCGGGCACGGGTGCCAAGGATGTGACGGGCAAAGCCATCACCCAGATCGTCAAGGCCACAGGTGACAACAAGCAGGCCCTGATCAACTTGCGCTCCGACGACCTGGATGTCACCAACGGCTACGCCTATGTGCGCCTGTCGCTGACGGTGGCCGTGGCTGCCAGCCTCACGGCGGCGCAGTTGCTGGGCTTTAACCCCCGCTTTGCGCCGGGGGACGCCAGCAACCAGGCTGCGGTCGCGCAGGTGGTTTGAGCCTGAGGGTGGAGCAATCACATGCCCATGCAGTTGATCACTCCACCCGCAGGGGAGCCCATCTCGGTTGCCGAGGCCAAGCTCCACCTGCGGGTGGACTTCGATGACGACGACAGCCTGATCCAGGTTCTGATCTCGGCGGCCCGCCAGGCGGCCGAGACCCTGACCAACCGGCAACTCGTCACCGCGCGCTGGCGGATGGTGCTCGACAGCTTTCCCGGACCTAGCCTGATGGGTGTGCCCGCAGGGCAGACCTTCACGCTGCCCGGGCATGCTGTTTTGCTGCCCAAGTCGCCCGTGGCGTCGGTGGTGGAAATCCGCTATCTCGACATGGCGGGCGCCTGGCAGGTCATGCCAGCAGCGAACTACACCGTCGACAACGTTTGCGAGCCTGCCCGCATCACCCCCGTGTTCGGGCAGATCTGGCCAATTGCACTGCCTCAGATCGGGGCTGTGAGCGTGATTTTTGATGCAGGGTATGGCAGTGCTTCGGCAGTGCCCGAAGGCATCAAGACCTGGATCAAGCTGCGCGTGGGCTCTCTGTATGTACACCGCGAGGAGGTGGCATCGATGACGCGAGGGCGTATTGACCCCTTGCCCTTCATTGATGGCCTGCTCGATCCCTACAAGGTACCCTTGATATGAGGTCTCTATGAACCCGATCGGAGCAGGAACGCTAGCTCGCCGCATCAAGATCCAGCGCCCCAGCACCGTGAAAGACAGCTTGGGCGCCCCCAGCCGTACATGGATTGATGTGGCCACCGTGTGGGCCGATATCCAGCCCCTGTCCGGCCGTGAAGCCGTGATCGCCAGTCGCATCTCGGCCGAACTCACGCACCAGATCACCGTGCGCTACCAGAGCATCTTTGACAACCCCCAACAGGTGGCCCAGTACCGGGTGCTCTACCGGTCGCGGATCTTCAACATTCATTCGGCCCTGAATGAGGACGAGAAACGCGTCCTTGTAGTTCTGCTTGCCAGCGAGGGTCTGGACGATGGCTAAACATGAACGCTTCAAGGTCGAGGGCCTGGCTGAATTGGCCAAAGCCCTGCGCGAATTGCCCGACCGGGTGGCCAAGAACGGCCTGCGCGTCTCGGTCTATGCAGGCGCCAAAGTCATCCGCGATGAAGCCCGCATGAGAGCCCCAAAGGCCGCCGAGGTCCTGGGGCCCAACCAGCCACCACCCGGGACGCTCAAGCGCTCGGTGATCATGAAGCAGATCCCTGAACTCTCCAGCCTCACGCGACAGACCTTCTTCGTGACGGTGCGCCACGGCAAGAAGTTCCGCAAGCAGGGCAAGAAGGGCAACCTGTCTCAGGATGCCTGGTACTGGCGTTTCGTGGAGTTTGGCACTCGCAAGATGCGCGCGCGGCCGTTCCTGCGGCCAGCCCTTGAAGCCAAGCGGCGCGAAGCGGTGCAGGCCATGAAGGACCGGCTGAGTGAGCGCATTGAGCAGGAAGCCAAGAACCTCTACAGGAAATAGCCATGCAGGACTTCTTTGATGCCATCAAGGATCTGGCAGGTGGTGAGGTCTACGCGCTTGTCGCTGCAGAAAACACCCAGTACCCGGCCATCGTCTACACGCCCATCGTGCAGGAGCACATCTTTGGCATCGATGGGCCGCATGGCTTGCAACGCGTG